GAGATAATTAAAATATCAAAAACAATAAAACATACAATATCGGAGGGCGATACTGTCTTCCGAAGTGAAGACTTTTTTATTGAAGCGAGCATTATGATCTCCCCCTCCGGTCGTAATGCTAGCTCTAGTAAAAAAGGATTATCATGTTCAAAGATTGGAAGAATTACGGCTTCAGAGTAGTACTAAACAATTATTTGATTTTGAAGTTAAAAGATTTTATCCACGCTAAACGAATAAGAATAACTTATAATAAGTAAGTCTAGGACTAACTAAATAGAAATATAATATGAAAGAAATAGAACCTGATAATACAGGGGGAAGCAGGAATCCTAATGGTACATTCAAGGAGGGTGTTTCTGGTAATCCAGCAGGGAGGCCAAAAGGCTCTGGAATATCTCTAAAATCATATTGGAAACAGAAACTAGAGGGCATGACTGATGCAGAAAAAGAAGAATTCTCGAAGACAGCCAGTGCCGAGATGATTTGGCGTATGGCTGAAGGAAATCCTAAACAAGATACCGACATAACAAGCGGTGGAGAGAAGATACAACCTATATTCAACGGAGGGTCAGTTGTTCACACCAACGAAAGCAACACATCGGATATTCAGCCTTAGAAAAAGAATAAGAGCTGTAAGCGGAGGCACATCATCCTCAAAGACGATATCAATTCTTATTTGGCTAATAGACTATGCACAAAGTGTCAAAGGTCAAATAATCACAGTAGTTGCAGAAAGCGTCCCACATCTAAAACTAGGGGCAATCAGAGACTTCAAGAGCATTATGGTAGAGCACGGATACTTCAATGATAAAAGGTGGAACGAAACAGATCACATCTACACTTTTGAGACAGGTTCGATAATTGAGTTCATATCCTTTGATAAATTCGGTAAAGCACACGGCCCACGCCGTGATATTTTGTTTATAAACGAAGCGAACAATATACCTTACGAGATAGCCGACCAGTTAATAACTAGGACACGAAAAATAATATGGCTTGACTGGAATCCGAGTGAGGAGTTTTGGTTCTACGCGGAAATGTTAAACAATCCTGACAGAAGAGGAGATATTGAATTTATTGGAGACAGAGGAGACTATCCACCACTTACTTACAAGGACTGCGAAGCCCTGGATGAAATAACAGTCAAAGACATAGAATCACACAGAAATAATAAGCGTTGGTGGACCGTTTATGGCGAAGGGAAACTCGGAGAAATAGAAGGAAGAATTTACACAGGATGGCAGATAATCAAAGACATACCACACGAAGCTAGATTATGGCGTAGAGGTTTAGATTATGGGTATTCGGTTGATCCTTCAGTTCTAATAGACATTTACCAATTCAACGATGGGTATATTTTAGATGAAAGATTTTACCAAAAAGGACTCTCCAACAAGTCTATGTCGGATATGATAGAAAACTACGAAGAGCCAAATAAATTGGTTATAGCCGATAGCGCAGAGCCCAAGAGTATAGACGAGATGGCTTCTTATGGAACAAGCATTATAGGAGCCATGAAAGGCACAGGGAGCGTCTTTCAAGGGATTCAGTTTGTTCAAGACCAACAGATTTCAATTACTGAAAGAAGCACAAAGACAATCAAGGCTTATCGCAATTATATGTTTACTCAGGATAAGAACGGAAAATATACTAACGAACCTGACGATAGTGTACACGAGTGGTCTAACCCAATGGATGCTATAAGATATGGTTTTAACGGTGTAGCTGCTGCAAAGAAAAGAAAAGAATCTATTGAAAAAATAACCACCGATGACGACCTCGGATTTATGCCTCAATTTAGACGAAGAACCAGACGAGAAGGGAGCATCTTTGACTGAATGGCGTTGTAAAATATGCGGTAAGTTAGTCAAGACAGGTGATATTCTCTGTGGCAACAAAGAGTGTTTTATGGACTGGTCTTTTAGGTCAAGTTTAAAAGGGAAAGTAGTAGTTTTAAGACGAGAATATATGTGGTTTTGGTGTGAAGACATCAAAAGGTTGGAAAAGTCTTGACAATTCTTGTAGCAAGTGCCAAAGGTTGAGTTAATGAACGAATCAATAGACATCATAGCAAACGAACAAGAAGCCCTAACTAAAGTAACTAAGGCTTTTGAGGCAAGTAAGCGAGACCAACAGGAAGCGTTTACTCTTTTTCGTGATTTATACAGATTATTTAGGTTTTATAAAGCTCAAGGTTCAAGTGTAAAAATATTTGATCCGGTAGGGTTCACTATCGTTGTCGGACTTTTGTCAAAGATGTTTGTTAAACCTCCTCAAGTATTGGTAGCGGCTAAGTTACAGAAGTTTCCACAAGCTCGTACACCAGAAGAAATGGTCTTGCAGTACCGGATGAAGCAGAAAACGGAAGAAGCGGTGAATAAGGTCAAGTCATTGCTTGAAATGCAAATGGACAACCCGACTCTTGACGAGCCGATGGACGAAGAGTTCATATCATTCATTACTGAAATGCTTATATGCGGTACGGCAGTCGCTAAAGTTCATTGGGACTACACCTTTATAACTCAGTTTGAGGAAGTACCAGCACAAGACGAGTTTGGGCAACCCATGCTAGATGAGCAAGGTCAACCAGCAATTCAGAGACAGCGAGTAGATAAGATGGGATTTGATGATCCGGTGTTCGAGTGTATTCCTATTGAGAACTTTTATATCCAACCAGGGGCTAAAAACATAAGTAAATCAAGATATGCTATTTATGAGAAGTTTGAAGACCTAGAATCATACATAGAACGAGCCGAGAAAGAGGGCAACCGCACCAACTTGGATAAAATAGTGGCTGGAACTTATCAGAAGGGCGATAGAACTGGTATTACAAATGCTCGTGGCATAAGAGGCAAGGGAAGTTCAAACGAAAAATACAAAGACAAGATTCACATTCTTGAATATTGGGAAGACGATCTTTTAATCGAGGTTATCAATGAATCGGTTGTTACAAGGAATGAAGACAACCCAGACAATCACGGACGGAAACCTTTTGTTTCAATGCAATATCAGAAGAACCCCCACAACTTCTACGGCATAGGGGCATTGGAGCCAATCCAAGACCTACACAAGGCAGTTAATATCTCTTTAACTCAAAGATTAGAATATGTATCCAACCTATTGAATCAGCAGTTTATGGTAGTCAATCAGAGGGACTTTGACGAAGACGCTTTACTAGAGCAATATCCGATTGTTCATACTAACTCTGCCGATGCTGTTGTCCCATTACAGAAGTCAACAGTAGGGCAGGAAGTATTTGTCTCAGGAAACGAGCTAGTCGCTGAGATCGAGAAAATATCAGCTTATTCAGGCTACTCAAATGGTACTCCGGCATCAGCCCAAGATAAGACTAGCGGTACGGCCACTGGAATTTCGATTATTGTTCAAGAAGCCCAAACCAGATTTGACCTGACCTTGAAGAGATTTGAAAAGATTGTCCTTAGATTCACAGCCCAAATGTTTTTAGCGCTGGATAGACAATACCTATCTTCTACTGAGGGTAAGCTGATTAAATTATCAGGCGGCTCAGGTGTTCAGTTTGATGAGTTCGTTAAAAATATATTAGATGAGTATGAATGGCACATCGAGATCGTCCCTGGTTCGGTAGGATTTATAGACAAACAGCAGAAAGTGAACAATTTGAGAATGTGGAAAGAATCAGCGATGATGATGCCACACTTTGACCTAGAAAAATACATTGAAGAAGAAGCTGGTTATTTAGATATAGATGATCCCCAAAGGTTCTTCAAAACAGGTCCAGATGGGCGACCGGTACTTAATATATTAGCAATGGCTAAACAATCAGAAGCACAAGGAGCACAGGCAGACCGAGAGAATAACGCTAGGAATATGCAAGAATCCAACCAGATAAAGAGGGAGGGACAAAATGCCAAAACCAAATGAGAAAGCCACCTACATCTTAGAGATGACTTCTACTCAAGGTTGGAAGTTAGTTGAAGATTGGGTTAAAGAGCGTGAAGAAGAAATACAAAGAGCGGGCTTAAATAACGTCATAAACCTAAAGAGTTCAGAGTTTTTAAAGTGGCAGGCATATTACGCAGGTGAACTTAATATAATTCAGCATTTTAAGACATTTATTAAAAAGAGCACGGAAACCGAGAAACCTAAACTTAAAAATCAGCTAGTTAAAAAGTTTAAGGATTTGATCGGGGGTTAAAGCGTGCACGCTGTCTGTCGCCCCCGATCGCCAGCGTGTACACTCTATTAAATAGGGATAACTCGAAAGAGCCCCGAAAGGATAATATGAATGACGACAAGGACACGATCGACACCGATCCAACCAATCAGGACGATCCCCAAAGCGAACAGCCATCGGAAGGCGATAATTCCGATACCACCCCGCCTGAGGAACAACCAACAGGCGACAAGGAAGATGAGTTAATCTTAGGAAAGTTCAAGTCCGATGAGGAAGTGCGAACAGCTTACAAGGAGCTTGAATCTAAACTAGGAAATTACAAAACGGTTGAGGACAAGGCTAAAGCCTTTGATAGGTTAATCAGGCAGAAGTCAACTCCGACCCCTGTTACAAGACCGCAGTTGAGCCAATTTGTAACCGATGAAGGAACAATAGACGTCCAAGGTTACGACAAGGCAATGGCAGAGTACGAAGATAAGAAAGATCAATTTCTTTCCCACTCTTCAAACAGATTAGCTCAAGATGCATCAGATGCCATAAGAGCTGAGAGGGATTACCCCTTTATAGCCACAGACCAAAGAGTACAGAAACTAGCTTATAGTCTCTACGCTTCCGGTGAAACTGGCTCGCTGTACGAAGCTGTCAAAGAGGTAGCAGAAATGCGTAATGAAACCTCAACGACTGCGAAACAAGCAGGTGCGAAAGAAAAAGAGCGAGAAATCGCTAAGAAAGTCCGAGGTAAAACCGAAGGGGCAGGAAGCAAAAACACTTCAGGGGTTATTACTCCCGAAACATTTGCCTCAATGACCCGTGAGGAGAAGCGAGCTTATATCAATAAGTTAGCTTCACAAAACGAGGACTGAACTTTAAAAATTTAATGGAGATTTAGAGTAGCTATGGCAATGAACACAGCAGGTTTCTCAGCTACTTTGATGAAACAGTATTGGAACGAGGAGTTTTTGAAAGAACTTCGATCTAAACTGGTTCTCCGAGACTTAGGCGCAATGGGTAAAATCCCTGGCGGAAATGGTACCACTGTTCACTGGCTAAGTATGGCTGATATGTCAGTTCATACGACAGCTGCGACAGAGGGTAAAATTATTGCCCTCATTAAATCTTTTCTAAATATCTTGGGAAGTCTAAGGGTATTGACATTAGTCCACGACTAACATATAATTTAGTTATGGAAACAATATCTATGATAACCAGAAGCAAGGGTGTGCCTTATATTGCCGACATTGCATATCTAGCTGGAATAATTGATGGCGAAGGAACAATATACATCGGGTTTGATAAGACTCGTGGATATCATCTTCGGTTCTATGTCGTGAATACAGATAAGCGGTTAATCGATTGGCTGAAAACCACTTTCGGTGGCAGTGTATATTCGAGAAAATCGCTCAAAAATCCAAATTGGCGTAGAAAATATGAGTGGATCAATGTAAATCCAGAAGATATGTTACCTGAAATATTGCCTTTTCTTAAAATTAAGAAAGAGCAAGCAATGTTGGCTATAAAGTTTCGTAAAACATTTGTTAAAAAGAAACACAGACTTACTGAAGAAACAAAACTTCTTAGAGCAGAGTGCTATAAACAAATGAAGAAACTTAACAATGGCCACACGTCTAGCTGCAACGACTAAACGAAAAGACCTCGAAAGAGGAAGCGATAGTCTGGACTGCATAGAAATATGCAGAGTTGGCAGAAATGACCAACCGCCCTCAAGGGTTTTAAAGTAACAGATCGACAGACCCGACTGCGTATGTATTATCAGGCGGCGACAAGACAGCATTATTGCAACCTTACGATGATGTTGTTAAAATCCCTCGCCACTTGGCTAAGACTTGGTTGACTGGTTCTATGGACGAAGTTATGGACAAACTTACTCGCCATGCTGGAAACAAGATCGACCGAATTATCCGAGACGTTAACTTGCAAGCGAGCGGCGTTGCCCAGTACGCTGGCGCAGCTACTTCAAGAGCTACTATCGGCCAGTCGAGTGTTTATACATTCGATGTAGCCGAAGCTCGTGAGGCCCGTGCCAAAATGCAAGGCAAAAATGTTGATCCGTTGAAAGAGTCGTTCTACATTTGCGTAGGACATACAGATTCTTTCTACGATATTGAAGGGGACGAAAACTGGAGAGATGTTCTTAAATACAACCCTGAGACATTTAAGAACATTCTCAATGGTGAAATCGGTAACATTCATAAGATTAGATTTATCAGTTCAAATGAAGCATGGAATAGCGCCGTTGGTTCTTGGAACGTTGCTCAAAGTGCCTCTGCGACTGTCTATCAGTCCTATGTATTGGGCGATCAGTGCTATGGTATTTCCGAGTTAGAAGATGTTGATATTATCGTTAAAGACCCAGCTCCGGCTTCGTCTGTAAACGGTTACTCAACTGCTGGTTACTACTTTGCGTTTGCAACCAGACCGCTCGAACCATCAGCAACCATCAGAGTAGAATCCGCTAGTAGCTTAAACAACTACTAATAGATAGTTTACTACAGCGTATCAGTCATGCGTTCGCTGTAGTAGCATGACAAAGTTATCTCTAATCGGGGGCTTATGTTACGAAGTGAATTACAACCTTATCTAAAGAGTATTCATCCTGGCTTCAAAGTGCTTAGGTATTCTACTCGTGGAGAACATATCTATCACGGCGGTAATGACGCTGTATACTTTTATGGAACCTTTATCGGGGCGATACCGCCAGGGAATATTTATTTAAGAAAGCATGAGGCTTACAAAGACTTTAAAGGTAGAACACATAGATCATTGAGGGAATTAACACATAGGATTTATCAAAAACTAGGAAGAAAAATATGTATCAACCGATAGGAAAATTTATACTAACCGAACCGATTAAACTTGATCTTAAAAGAGAAGAGACAACCAAATCGGGCGTTATACTTCAAAACAATGAGGAAATACGTCAAGATTTGATGGTAACTAAAGCCAATGTTGTCGGAGTGGGAGACGAAATCACCAAGATTAAAGTAAAAGATGTAGTCCTTTACAACTACTTTTCAGGCAACAATATAGTTATCCCAGGAAAAGACCCACTAGGCAAAGACGACAAAATGCTACATTTAGTATTTGAGAGCGATGTACTCGCTAAGGAGGTCAAATGATTAGAGGCGTTAGACTATTGAACAAAGCAGTAGAGTGTACTTTAGGCCCCAAAGGAAACAATGTTGTCATAACCGATCCGTTATTGACGACCAACGATGGCGTAACCATTGCCAATAGCGTCAAATCAGATGACCCTGTAATAAATGCTGGCGTTGAAATGATAAGAGAAGCAGCGCAGTCAACTAACGATAGTAGCGGGGATGGTACGACCACTTCAATCATAATCGCAAGCGAGATAATCGGACTTTCTAAAGGCAGAGTTGATGTTGACGAACTCAATAAAGCCTCAGATGTTGCAGTTTCAAACATACTTAGCCATTCTGTTAAGAAAATGTCTCCAACGAAGGTGAAACAAATCGCTCAGATCGCTTCTAAGAGCGAAAAGATAGGTGAAATGATAGAGGACATCTATAGGCAGATAAAAAGCGATGACATTATAGTCGAAAAGGTAAATAGGGACAGCATAGATTACAAAATCCAAAAAGGTTATTCTTGTATGATAAAACTCCCTAATCAGCAATACTTTAACAATGGGAACATATTTTTAGGGGATTGCCCTGTAATTGTGGTTGATGGGAATGTAAACGGAGAAGAAATCGTCCCTATTCTTGAAGAAGCAATCCAATCAAAGAATAAAGAAGCACTCTTAGTATGTGAAAAGATAGACAACATTGCTCTGTCAAATTGTATCGTCAATTTTAACAAAGGAATTGTAACGGTCGTACCTGTCGAAGCGCATAAAAACGAGTTACAAGATATTGCCGCTATTGTCGGGGCTGATCTTTTGGATAAGAAGAGTGGTACAGCAAGTAAAGTTCAAATAAAAGACAGAATTTTAACCATATCAGGAGATGGAGACACTTCTAAGCGAGAAGAGTATTACGCAGACGACAAAGATGCACTAGCCAATATAAAGGGTCGTGTCGGTATTATAGAAGTTGGCGGTCAAACAGACATAGAACGAAACGATATGTTTCTAAGGGTAGAGGATGCAGTTAAAGCTACCGCTTCGGCTTTAGAGATGGGATATGTGCCAGGGGCGGGAAACGCCTATTATTATGCTATTGATCCTAGTAATTACGAGGAAAAGATACTCCTAAAGGCGCTACAAAAACCAGCCAAGACTATTTGTAAAAATGCAGGTATTAAATTCAAATCCTACGGGTACGGCAAAGGAATAAACGCCAACACTGGCGAGGTAGTTGATTTAATAGATAGCGGGATTATTGATTCAACTAAGGTAGTTGTAGAAGCGATTAAAAACGCTGTATCGGTAGCGTCAAGGTTCTTATTAACTAAAGGGATAGTAAATAAAGGTAATTTTGAGGAGGTTAAATGAAAATAGAGATAAAATGTCTGAATTGTGGCAAATCGTTTTATAATTGGAAGAGCCAAAATAGAAAATATTGTTCTAAAAGTTGTTACTGGGCTAAATTGGACAACAAATATTGGCTGGGGAAAACCTTACCACAATATATGAAAGACAAAATAAGTTACTCTCGGAAAGGAAAAATGATGGGGGAATCAAATCCTAGATGGAGTGAGAAAATTGATGTTATTTGCAAACAGTGTGGCAAAACTTTTGTCACCATAAAATCGAGAGAAGGGAAAGCATTATTTTGTTCTTTGGATTGTAAATATGAGAGCAACAGAACTGAATACGGTGATTTTAAGATAACCACAAAAAGACACTTTGGTTTGAAATGGTGGAGAGAATTACGCCAGTTAGTGATAGAAAGAGATAAGGGGTGCAAAATATGTGGGTCGAAGAATCATTTAGTTGCCCACCATAAAATTCCATACAGACAAACAGGAGATAACTCTCTGAATAACTTAATAGCGTTATGTAAAAAATGCCACATAACCGAAGAAAGGAAATACTATGTCTGTTAGCGTAATTATTACAAACCACGATAAATATACCGAAAGACTATTGAATCGTGCGTTGCCTAGTGTTTTAAACCAGTCATTTAAGGAGTTCGAGGTGATTGTGGTTCAGGACGGAGGCGAGAATATTAAAGATAAGTTGCCTAAAGACGATAGAATTGTTTACTTACACAGAAAAGAGAACTTTGGTCAACACACTAGGCCTAAAAACGAAGGTACTTTAAAGGCCAAATATGACCTGATTGCATACCTCGATGCAGACAATTTTATGAGGAAAGACCACTTACAAGCCCTATATCAAGCCAAAAAGAAATCAGGTGTTAATGTAGTTTATGGAGATAGATGGGTTGTTGACGAAGATGGTAACTTTCCTTCTCAATTAGCGGCTGAAACTTCTGAATTTTCGCTTTCTTTGCTTTCAAAAGGCAATTACATTGACACTTCAGATGTTTTATGTGATAAATCAGAGATTTTAAAGGTTGGCGGTTGGGACGAGAGTTTACAATACTTCGCTGATTACAATTTATGGGTAAGAATGGCCAAAAACGGAGCTAGTTTTAGACGAGTTCCACTTATAATTACCGATTATTATGTTCATTCGGATAATAACGTTAAAAAGTCTCAACTAGCAGTTAAAAAGTACGAAAAAGGGCTATGCGATCCTGACCCAGCTTGTAGAGAGAAGGCAATGGACGCTGTTAGGGGGTTTTCGATACAGAACTGCAAATTATGGCCCGATAAAACCATCGTAGGAGAACGACCTAAGTTGAAAGTAGCGGTTTACACTCTTACATATAACCGATTGCCTTACACTCAAACCACTTTCGACACGATGAGAAGAACGACAAAGTATCCATTCGATCATTATGTATTAGATCAAGGATCAACCGACAATACCTGGACTTGGTTATGCGACAAGGAAAAAGAATACAATCTTAAACTATTTACCGAGAATAAGAATTTAGGAATCTCAAAAGGTTCTAACTATTTACTTGACAAAATAGGTAAGAGTTACGATGTAGTAATTAAAGTTGACAATGACCTAGAGTTCTTGACTAATAACTGGTTAGAATCAATCGTTGAGATATTTGAGTGTTCAAGGGGCTTAGCACTATCGCCTTACATCGAAGGACTCATAGACCACCCAGGCGGCTGGCCTCGTGTAAAAGACGGATTTATAGGTAAGCACTATGTAGGAATTACCGAACATTTAGGCGGTGCTTGTATCGCTACTGCTTCAAGGGCGTACGACAACTTTAGATGGGGAGAAAACGACTTTTTACACGGAGAACAGGACTGGATATTCTCGCAACATTGCCGCAATGCAGGATATGCTCTTTGTTACTTAGAGAACATACGAGTAGAGCATATGTTTAACACTTCACTGCTTGCTAAAGGAAAAACAGAAGAAGATCAAAAGTATTTAGATAACAGGAAGAAAGAAAAGATAACTCGCTATGCGTGATTGTTACTCATACATTAAGGAAACTCACCCCAAATACGGGGAAGTTTACACAATAAGAATACATCCTAATTTATGGTCTGACTTTAAAGGTTATATGAAAGAATTGGACATTGAATTAGAGGAGGTTAAAAATGATCTTGTTATTTAACGGTGTCCCTTCCAGCGGTAAGTCAACACTAGCTTACAAACTTCATTTAACCCTCGAGCACAAAGGGCTTGAAACTGTTTATTTGGATGACGAGGTTATAAAGAGGCTTAACAACGAACAAATCGCAAAGATAGTCGAAGTTTGTGCGGCTCCTATCGCAATAATGGTATCTACAAGCCCATACATTGATGCAGATTTAAAGTTTTGGTGTGTTGTTGATCCAGAGACCTCTTGGAAAAGAGATTGCGAGAAATTAGCTCGTGAACACGCTCCCAATAGACCGACATTATCTTCATACTTACAATTTTGGGGTCAATATACCGGACAAGGAATTAAAATAGACACTTCACGATCAGTCGATGAGTGTTTAGAGGAGGTTTTGTGCGAACTGAAGCAGAAAAAATAGAACTATTAAAGAATCTTGGTGGAATGACCTTACAGGAAAAATGGGACTTAGTATTAGATATATCTGATTAAGAAGATGTGCCTAGTATCGATCAGATAAAGCAAATCCAGCACCTAGTGTCGGAAACACCAAAAGGAGTAAAAAAAGTATTAGTAGTGGGATGCGGTGATGGCACAGAAATATCCGAGTTTAACGCTAAAGGTTTTAAGGCAATAGGTATTCAAGTTAATAAGAAGGAGAACGCTCGAATAAGAGCCAAAGGACTGGACGCACGAGATGTTGATATGCACTTTATGCCATTTAAGAATAAAGAGTTCGATATGGTTTACTGTAAAGATTGTTTTAAGCAAGCTCTTTCACCTACCTTAGCTTTTGCCGAGTTCTGTCGAGTATCTAAAAAGTACATCATGTTATCCGAGCCTGATTTTAGCTGGATTTGGAAAGCTCATAATTATCAGTTGTTCTCGCCAGAGCAATTTCAAGCGTTTGGTCAAAAGTTTAGTTTTCCACTCGAAAAGTATTGGGTGTTAGATATGGGTTATGTCAAGCAACAAAATTATCTATTTAAGAGGTCGAAATGAAA